GCATGTTACGCACTTTCAGAGATGGATTAAATTCATCTGCTGCCAAGTTCGTAAAGACATTATTGACTACTACTCATGATCGTTATGTAACTGTTAATATCAAAGACAAGTACATCGAGGTTCGTAGTGCTGGTGGAGATTACTTAGGCGATTTAGATAAGATTAAGAACACATTGCTGCGTTATGTTCGTGCAATGGGCATTGCTGCTGATCCAGAAGCAGAGAAGCAGGAATATGCTAAGAAGTTGTATAAGTTCATGAGTCCAATGGTTCGCGGCGACGACGATGTCATTAAGTATTTTAGTCAGTACAGTGCTGGCACATTACCTGCTACTGCTCTGAAGAGTTTCGTGAGACAAGCACAGATGAAACGAACAGCTAAAAAAGTTGTTGGTGAGAAAGGTGTGATAGGCGAAGGTCCGAACCTATATCTATTCATATATTATAGTGTTGTTGATCCCTCAGATGATCCTGAGAACTTTACCATCGAAGTTCGTGGCGATAGCCGTCGTAGTGCCATTGCCAACTTCAGAACAAAGTTCGAAGAAGGCGATTACAATATCTTAGGGATTAAAAATATCGACATCACTGATGATAGTGCTTCTCGAGCACAAGCACAAGCCAGCGCACAAGCATCTGGTCTCTACAGAGTTACCAATGGTGCAGGTGGATACATAGCAACCATAACCGCTGACAATGCCATGGACGCTTATACTCAGGCTACCCAACGGTTACAAGCAGCAGGTTGGTTCACAATGGCAAATAGTTCTTGGAAATTGTTTGGTCCAGGTGGTCGTCAAATATATCCAGACCCCGCATTTGGCCCAACAGCATCAAGTCAGAATAGAAGAGAGACTGATGATCTTCCGGAACTTCCCGGCGAGTTTGTAGATGATCCAATGGCCAACGCACAGACATATATCATCAAGTATATCGATCCAGATGGCGCTGTTCAACGCACTGCTATAGATGCTAATAGTGCTGATCAAGCAAGAGAGTGGTTTGTATCTAATCATCCAAGAACATATAATGTAACTGACGTTTATAGACACACAGCTTAATTCATTGACATCAGCAGCATAAACCTTTATAAACAATAGTACGGGAGTTTAGTAATGCAAGCACAAGCAACAGCCGCCACTGAGAACTACAGCCTTGACACAATGATTAGATATGCGTTCCATTATGAAGTCCAAAACACCCTCCAAACCAAACCAAACCAAAATGATCCCGAACTCCAAACCGTAATTCGGTATATGGAAGCCAGAATTGCTGAAATTGCTAAAAAATACAAGTAATTGAAATCATTGAAGGAAATAACCGGTTGACAGAAGCTCATTCCATGCTATATTAAGTGAGTAAGTTGAGCGTGGGGCTCAAAATACATAACAAATGGAGAGTAGAATATGACTAAGTTGTTTGCAATTGCTGGTGTTTCCAGCGTGAATGGTGTTGCCAAGTATCGTGTTGCTAACGGCACGATTGCTAACCGTACCAAGCTTTTGGAGCGGGCTGGCCAGACTGATATCAAGATGATTGAGCTGCCCAATACAATGACGAAGGAGGATGCGTTTGCATTCATTGCTTCTCATGCAGATTTCCAGGCAGTTAAGCCCAGTGTTAAGGGCGGGGTTTCTCCCAAGGCTAAGACCGAAACGGCTGCTGTCAAGGCAGCGTGATTTTTGGTTAAGCATATCTCCTGTGTAAACTTGAGGGGCGTTGCCCCTCTTTTTTTGACTAAATATATTTGCGATTCACGGGATTGCCGTCCCCAATCGCTCTATTGCTAAGAGGAGCAACAGCAAATGTATTTACAAAACAAATATACCCGTTGGTATTATCAGATTATTTCTCGAGCGCAAGTACGAGCCATTGGTATTGATGTTTATACAGAAAAGCATCATATTATTCCTAAAAGTTTAGGCGGATTAAACTCTAAAGATAATTTAGTAAAATTAACAGCAAGAGAACATTTTATTTGCCATTGGTTACTTACTAAAATGGTAGAAGGAACAAGGCCTCGATATCAAATGTATAACGCTTTTAGCTGTATGCTTTGGAGACAAAATAAAAATCAAAATAGATATAAAATTAATTCTAAACTATTTGAACAGTTAAAGACTAATCACAGTGAATTAAAATCTCAATATTTGATTAATGTAAACAATGGAATGTTTGGCAGAAAACATTCTGAAGATACTAAACAAAAGATGAGAGATGCTCATAGGAATGTAGTCAGAGTTTATAGCGAAGAAACAAAACAGAAATTTAAAAATGGTAACAAAAAAACAGGGCCAAATTTAAAATTACGAGGCGAAAATAATGCTAACAAAAAACCAGGTGTTAGAGAAAAAATGAAGGCAACATTCTTAGAAAAATATGGTTATGACAGTCCTACTAAAATACCTTACAAGTGTGAACATTGTGGGAAAGAAGGAACTGGATTAGGCAATTATAAAAGGTATCATAGCAACAACTGTAAGTCTATTATACTATAAATAATAGGGCAGGAGTTGTTATTTTGGGAAGAATTAGTTTATGGAAAGAAAATCACGGCAACGATTATAAGTTCTTTGATAATCGCATCAGAGAAATGTTCACTGCTGGTGGTGTTGGTATTTGGATACATAAGTTACTGGGTGTTAAAACTACAAACACAAGCACTGATGCAACTCAACCCACATACCTAAATCAAAGTGAGAAGAACATACAGGATCTATTGTTCCTTGAGAATAGAGATCGCAAGTATGAGCCCGACATTTATAAACTACGTGGACACTACACACTTACTGACAATGACTTTAACCTAAGTCAATTTGGTATGTTCCTCAATAATGATACACTGTTCATAACATTCCATATCAATGATATGATTGAACGCATTGGACGCAAGCTTATTGCAGGTGATGTTCTTGAAATGCCCAACATGAGGGATTACTGGCCACTGGACGAGACTATGCCAGCCAGTCTTAAAAAGTTTTATGTTGTAAGTGAAATATTACGAGCGGCAGAAGGCTACAGTCAAACCTGGTGGCCGCACCTATATAGAGTTAAAGTTGTTCCAATGGTTGATGGTCAGGAGTTTAAAGACATCCTGGATCAAGCTGCTGTTGATAGTGATGGCAATGAAACAGGTAATTCATTGAGGGATATTATGAGTCCTTATCTAAAGAACTTGCAGATATCAGAAGCTATTGTTGAGCAAGCTGAGTTGGAAGTTCCCAAGAGCGGCTATGATACTTCAAAGTATTTTATACTACCAGTGGATGCCAACGGCACAAGTTTACAAAATGCTATTAGTGCAAATGGTAGTATATTGAACTCCAATGTCATTACTCCTACTTCCACTTTGAAATCATATTTGAGCGGTGATGTTGTTGCACCCAATGGGTTCCCTGTTCGTAGCTTGACTAGGTTTCCTGAAAATCCAGTTACCGGCGAATACGTATTGCGTACTGATATGTTTCCAAATGTATTGTATCGTTGGAGTGGTGTTCGTTGGGGTATTGTAAACCAAGTAAGTCGCGGACCATTAACTGGCAATGTGAATCAGACTCAGACTGGAACATTTGTCAACAACCCAGCAACTACAACACTAAGTAGTGGTAAGGTTGTTCCACAAAAGCAAGCATTGAGTAAGATACTGTCGCCTAAGAGTGACTATTAAGGATAACGATGGCTGAATATTTTTACGATGCGCAGATACGCAGATTTATTTTACAGTTCATTAGATACTTTAGCCAATTTCAAGTTGAGTACGGCAAAGATGCCAATGGAAATCTCATATATTTGACAGTGCCTGTTCGTTACGCTGATAACAATAGAGTGGGCTCAGCAATACTTCGCAACAACAGTGAGAACATGCTTAATAATGTTCCCATGATGGTTGTTTACGTTGAAAACTTAAAGTACCATCGTGAACATATACAAAACCCTACATTCTTTGAGAAGAAATCAGTACGTGAACGTGCTATTGATCCCGACACTGGGGAATTAAAAACATATCAAAAGAATGTAATGACAGTGGAACGCTTGATGCCTGTTCCCTATAGACTGGATCTAAAGCTGGATATCTATACCAGTAACATTGATCAAAAGCTACAACTATGGGAACAGATTGCTGTCATGTTTAATCCCAGTTTGGAAATTCAATCAACTGAAAACTATATTGATTGGACCAGCTTGAGTTGGATACAGTTAACTGATACAACTTTTAGCAGCAGAAGCATACCAGTTGGAACTGATGATCCAATTGACGTAGCAACAATGACATTTGAAATACCTGTTTACATCAGCGCACCTGCAAAGGTTAAGAAGCTTAATGCAGTAACAAGTATCGTTGCAAGTCTATATGACGCACATGGTAATTTGGCGGATGCTATACTACAACAGTATGAGCTACTAGGTAATCGCCAATACTTTACACCCAGTGGCTATAATGCTATTGTCGCAGGTGGGCAAGTAGTCCTAAGTAAGCAGCCAAAGAAAGGCACTGATACGCTACTAACTGTTCCTGAACCAACCAATGATCCAGTGCCATGGCGTGGTGTAATCAACTATATAGGTGAAATAACCAATGGCGTAAGCCAAATGGCATTTGTTGACGATGCCACAAATACTTTTGTTGTTGGTACTATTTCATATGATCCAACCGACGACAGTGTGTTATTATTCAATGTTGATACATCTACTATACCCAGCAACAACCTAGCTCCTGTAAACAATATTATTGATCCTTTGTCTGCTGCGCCGGGTACTAATTTACCTGCTGCGGCTAATGGCCAGCGTTATCTTATTATTAACAATAGAATTGGTAATCCTACCAATGCACCAAATAACAATCCAACTGGTTGGCGAAATGCTGATAATTCACCGGTGTTTGCTAATCCAAATGATATAATACAGTATGATGGAAGTCATTGGAATGTGGTATTTGATAGTGAAAATACCACGACAATATATAATTCAATTACAGATGCGGACGAAGTTCCTTACGTCACAAATCTATACAGTGGGGTTCAATTTAAATGGCTGAACGGAAATTGGCAAAAAAGCTGGGAGGGTCTGTACAAGGAAGGCCTGTGGCTCCTAATAATATAAAACTATTCAAAGCATGTGGTGCAATACTGTTAGCTAATGATACACGACGAAGTTTGTTTTTATTGCGTGATAATGACACTCACAAAGATACGTGGGGACTAGTAGGCGGCAAAGTTGAGAATAAAGAAACTGTTATGCAGGCTCTCAACAGAGAAATACTTGAAGAAGTTGGAGTCGCCGTTGACCTTATCAAAACTATTCCACTGGAATTATTTCGCAGTGATGATGGTAAATTTGAATACCACACATTCATCTGTTTAATTGAAGAAGAGTTCATACCCAAGCTAAGTGATGAGCATAAAGGGTATTGCTGGTGTCAAGTTGATAGCTTTCCCAAGCCACTACATCCTGGATTGTGGAGCAGTTTGAATAATGATGACATTCAACAGAAGCTTAATACACTTAAGGATATATTAGAAATCGCCTAGCAGTACTGCTTGTCTAATTGTGACATCTTGAAAATTTGGTAAAGCTTGCCAACGATCTGGTGCTTCTTGCCCATCTAGTTGTATACGATAAAACTCTGTATCCTTGTATACACTAATAACATTGTACATAAAGTCGTCCCAGACCTTGTAATCTATATTGGTATCACCATTTTCATATGGGAATCTGCCGTCATACATTGTACGCCAAGTGCCTATGTAACCATCAAATCCAAATAGGAATACTTTTTTATGACCATCAAATGCAGCAAGGTAAGCAGCAGATGCACCACTGTCCAGATGACTAACGTAGGGCAATAAGTTGCATGTGTCTTTATAATCAAGAAACGCATCGTAGGGCAAGTATACTTGATTAAGTCTATTAAGTGGTGTTTCAGCTAAGAACACTCTATGCTTTAGTACATAATAGTCGTAAGTTATGGGATCACTGATTGCACGGTTACAAGCATAAACAAGTTTATAGCTTGCACCGACCTTATTAGCATTTGCTCCAATTAAATTTTGTACTTGTGGATTACTACGAGTAATACCATTACCCAATACTATTGCGCTGTCAACATTTGATGGAATGAATATGTTATCCCTAGGGTTGACAAAATAACTTATAGTTTTGCCATCCCTAATAGTATTGATAGTTTCGCCTATATAATCAGTTCTGTATTTGGGTGTTGTAAGTTCCATTGAATTATTTATTGTGTATGTTGTCTTTAAGAAACTGATAATGTGTTGGCAGTGTTTCAATATGTTGTAACACTTGATCCCTATGTTCTAACCATTGCTTGTGAATTACTTCCCTATAACCTGGCAATTCGCCGAATTGTTCATCCATCATTGCAGCATGTGATACGTCAATTGGATTATACCCCATGCCAGCAGCAATGTAAACGATGCCACTCATACCTGTATCAAAGCTTCGATTCCTATGTAATCTAATAGCTATATCAGTATAGGCTGTATATAATTCAGGAACCATATTATTCATATTCTCATTAAACTTATGACTAGTTACTGCTTTCCAATAAGGAGTATCATCTCTCATACTATGAGAATAATGCTGACTGATAAAATCTTTGAAACCTTTGATCTCTTCATTGAATGCATGGTTAAACAAATCAATATCAAATTGAGTTACACGTCCGTCACGCATCTTTAACATATTAATGACCTTAACTAGGGCTTCATGTGTAAGCATTAACCCAGTTGATTCCAATGGTTCAATAAATCCATTTGACAACCCAACAGCAACAACATTTTTTTCCCATGCATGACTATGAACACCATGCTTGATTTTAATATGCCTAAATTCTGCTGCATCTGCTCTATCAGCATCTGGAAATATCATACGATTTGATTTAAGATGACGCCTAAACTGTTCCTCAGCTTCTGCTTCCGTTGCAAAATCACTGCTATAAACATATCCAGTTCCAATGCGATGCCATAATGGAATATTCCAAACCCATCCACTTTCAATAGCAGTACAGCTAGTATAATTCTCCATCTCGCTGGGTTTATCAATATAGGGTATAGTTGTTGCTATTGCACGGTCATTAAAGAGAGTATCTTTAAAACTTTTAAATGGAACTTTCATTGCTTGTTCCAATAGTAAACTTTTGAAACCAGTACAATCAATGTATAGATCTGCTTCTAACTCACCTGAATTTTTAGAAATAATATATGCAATTTCGCCATCTTTATTAATACTATTACCCACAACGTCGTCAACTATATGTGTCATACCAGCTGGAAGACATATGTGATCACGTAGGTAACCACCAAATGCAGTTGCATCCATGTGATAAGCTGTGTCTGTTTTAAAATTAAAATTTCTAACAGCACCATCTTCATTGCGAGTAAGTTTATTTGCATCTGTCATCATAACACTATCATGAAAAAACTCAGCAAAGTTACTACAATCAATGTCAGGATTATGTGCTTTAATTAAAAACCAATCCATTAACTGCCTGGGTTTGTCCTGAAAATCAAATCGTCCAAATGGATAATGAAACTTGTGTGGCGTTTCAGTAGGATTTTCTCTAAAGTCGATAAACTTAATACTTGTCTTATAGGTGGCATTACAATGAGGCATCCAATCTTCATCTTTAATTCCCAATAGGTGAAGATAGTTATTAATATGCCCAATGGTGCTTTCACCAACACCAATTATTGGCACGTTGGGGCTTTCAATCAGTGTCAACTTAATGTTGGGTAACTGTTTAGCAATTGCCGCAGCAGTCATCCAACCACTTGATCCACCACCCACTATTAATATGGAGTTAATCTTTCTTGTCATTATTTGACCTTTCGAATTTGCAATGCACTATCAATATCTTCCATGCCGAATGTTCGCTCGCATTCATGGCAATCCCAGCATTGATTCTTACAGTTCATAAGAATTTTTTCTAGTCGTTTACCTTTAGCAGTTGACCACATGCCTGTATATTGCTTATATGTTGTACGCCAATCATTCTTTTCGTAACGTGTATCAATAAACCCAGGAATCCAACTGTGAATGGGTTCCAAATTATTTTCCATTATTTCTTCAAAACTATTTGCAAATATTGTTTGACCTGCTTCTGTACTATTTTGTCTAAACTTTGCCCCATTGGCATCAAAATACCAAACACTTTTAAAGTGTTCACGATCTTTTGCAGTAGTCACAGGTGTAGTTAATCTACCTGAAAATTTAAAAATATCTACTAGATCACCAAATTTAGCGTAAGTTGTAGCACTACTACCAATAACATTAATTCCTGCTCTGGGTAATTGTCCAAATGTCCCATGACTACGCCACCCATTACAGCTTAAATCTGCTGGTCCTCTAAAATATTCAGTGCTGATAATTTCACCGATGCTATCATGTTCCTTTTTAAATGGACAATGATAAACACAACTTTCAGCCACCAATAAACTAGTAAGCACTTTCTTCTTTGGATTCATTGCATTTAGATAATTTTGTGCTTTGCGTATGCGCTTTAGTTCCTTAATATTTCTATTAAGGCTTCTATCAAGTAGTATTGTATTATACCCTAGGAAAGCATAATCTATAAACTGCTGCGAATCTGCTACAATTTGATTTACTGTATTCTTCCAACGCATGTCAGGACATCGATCTTGTAGTACACCCATACGCATAATATGCTCACTGCTAATTGTACAGCTACGCATACCACGATCATAATAACTACCGATCCATTCAACAAATAGATTTCTTATATCATCATTGAAGATAACTTCATTTGGAACTTCAATTGTGTTAAAAGTTAAACTGATCTCAACACCAGTTTCCTCCTGTAACTTGAACAAATAATCTACTTGTTCATCACTTGCTTCAACACCCATGGGATTGCCGCAACGCTTTTCTTGCCCATCAAACATATAATAGAAATATTTTCCAAAATATATATCGTGTATGTTATCCAAATAAGTCTTGTCGGCCTTACGCATAATCTCATAAAAATATGAGGCATAATCACCGTGAAATTTATCATAATGTGGTATACTGAATCGTTTTGATAGGTTCATAACTTAATTATATTACATATTAATAATTAAATCAATTTTTAAAAAGGGGCTGCATTTGCTTGCATTGCCATAGTTTCTGCAAGTTTTTGTCGATTCCATTCTAATACTGCTGCTGGATCGTCTTTGGGAATAGCTGCTTTAACAGTTGAAATATGTGTAGCCCATGGACCTGTGTTACTAATAGTCCCAGTTGCCACTATTTCTTTATATAACATGTCCAATTGATTTCCCAAGGACCCATACTCTATTTCTCTTGCTACTCTATAAGCAGATTCTGCAAACCCTGGCTGTGTCAATGGATCCCATTTAGAAATAGTACCATCTTCGTTGTATCTGTCGGAACATGTTGTATCATCTGGTACTGTAATCCATGTAAAATTTGCATGAACTTCAAATTCTTGGCCCACTGGAACAATATCACAAATTCTACCTGGTTCTAATGAATGCAATAAAGCACTTAACATTTTATTTCTCCTAAATTAACTAAAAGCGTAAACTACTACCATACCTGATTCGCCTGGAGCAAATCCATTGCCGCCAGTCTGACTTCCATCAGTCTGAGCGCCTGGACCACCTGTACCTGGTGCACCACTTTTCATTTTACCTTGATATGCGAATGACAGATGACCATGATTCCTAGTGTTAACTCCACCACCGCCAAAGTAGCTGCCGCCGCCTACACCACCAGTCCAACTTGCTACACCGTTATTATGTCCTCGTCCGGCTGCTCCATATAAATTAACCTGGCCGCCGCTACCAACTCCACCATGCCCGCCGCTATGACTGTAGTTATTATTTGCGCCGTACCCACCTGTTGCGTTTAGATAGCTACCAAAACTACTGGTGCCACCGTTGCCAGCTGCTTGATAATACCCAGTACCGGCGCCCGCGCCGCCAACGGTTACTGCAACTGTACTAACGCCAGTAACGTCATAATAACCTTCTGCGTATCCGCCAGCGCCGCCTGACTCACAGTAGCCGCATCCACCCCCGCCACCACCTACTAATTTAACTTGTACATAGGTACATCCTGCAGGCTTGGTCCATGTGTAACTGCCCGCTGCCATCCAAACTTGCATGTCCATTAATGTGCCACGATTTTGGCCACTGTTAAAAGCGGTGGTTTGAACACTGCCGTCTGAATATGTTATTGATGTATTATCTATTGTAACTGCCACGTCTATTCCTTATGTGTACGCATAAATTATACATAATCCACCGGGAGCGCCGGAGCCACTATTAGATGCCTGCGTTACTCCACCTGTTGCACCAGAACCTAAAGTTCCACTGAAATTATGAGAAGCGGTTGTCCTTGCCTGGCCGGCACATCCTCCAAAGAATCCTGCTCCACCATGTGCTGTTTGTGCATGACTGCCACCATTGGAATGCCCTGTTCCTGCCCCACCGTAAGTGTTTACTTGACCACCTGAACCTACGCCGCCAACACCACCTGCATGTGATACTTGTGCATTGGCACCGTGACCGCCAGTGGCACTGATATATGATCCAAAACTAGTAGTACCACCTTGGCCACCAGTTCCATAATATCCAACGCCCCCGCCCCCGCCACCAACGGTAACATAAATTGTTGAACTAGGGGTAACATAATACATTCCCTCAGCATAACCACCAGCACCACCAGATTCATTATATCCAGCACTACCGCCGCCACCGCCAATTAACTGAACATATACCATTCTTGCATTACTGGGTACAGTATAGTTCCCACTACTTGTATATGATGTAATATTAACCAACTGCCCTTTATCTATTATTTTGGTTGTGTTGGTTGTACCATTATCAAATGTGATACCACTTGCTCCTAAAGTTACTGCCATGATGTTTCCTTACTGATAAGCATAAACAATCACCATTCCACCCATACCAACATATTGTCCGTAGCCGCCACGCACAGGTAAAGTGCTATCTGTAGTGCCGCCTGCCGCTCCTGCACCTAGAGCCGCTGGATAAAATGCATGAGAACCACCATCATGATAATGTCTCACGCCGTTGCCACCACCAAAAAAACTTGCACCACCTCTACCAGTGGCAGCATAGCCGTGATGATTACCATGCCCTGTTCCACCACCGCCAATTAAACTAACAATACCACCTGATCCTTGGCCACCAAAACCACCGGTATGTGCCCAAATTGAATTTGCCCCATGACCACCGGTTGCTGTAATCCACCCACCAAAAGTACTGGTGTGACCATTACCAGCCGCCGCATAATAATAAACAGAAGCCCCACCGCCACCAACGGTAACTGCAACAGTATTACCTGGTATTACACCCTGTGCTGCGCCTTTAAAATATCCTTCAGCATAGCCACCACCTCCGCCGGATTCTAAATATCCTGCTGCGCCACCACCACCGCCAACACACTTAACAAGCAATGTTGTTGCACCTGTTGGAATAGTGTAAGTTCCCACGGCTGTAAAGGTTGTAATGGATATTAATCCACCACCTTCAGAATCTGAGGATTGTGATAGTTGAGTGGAACCATCATTAAATGTTAATCCAAGACCTAATGTTACTGCCACTGTTTATCCCCTCTTTATTATATCAATTTCCGCTTTAAGATCATCAACTTGTGAGCTTAATTCTTTAATTGCTTCAATCAATAGGGGTACTAATTTTTCATAATGTACAGTTAGGTAAGTTTCACCAGATTTACTCGAGCCATCTTCAGCTCTATCAAATGGTGCAAGAGCCACTGCTTCAGGTTGTACTGCTTGTACTTCCTGTGCAATAACACCTACTTGTTGACTGTCATCATCATACCCAAATGATTTTGCAATTTCATTTTCAACATAAAGCACACCGTTTAATTGACGTACTTTAGCTAATGCATTTTCAATATTTCCATTTATAGTTTTTAAACGCTTGTCTGAATAATAAGCAGTAATTAAGCCTGTCGCTAATATTGACCCTGTGCCGCCGGCTGCTGTATTAACACCAAGTGAGAGGAAAGTTCCTGCACCACTGGCTGCGTAAACAGCGCCATCAACTATTAATTGTTGGTTACTATCGCAATATAAACGAACTGAGCCCGAGTTGTCACCATTAAAAATTAGTAGATCACCACCATTAGTCATTGAAACTTGTGTGCCACCACTACCACCAGCAATGGTTAATGTTCCGCTGAGAATTGTATTACCACTGATTCTGCCTGTTCCGTTTACGTCCAGTTTATAACTGGGACTTGCTGTTGCAACACCAACATTTTGACTGGCGTCAATATAGATACCAACAGCACCTGATGTTGCTAAACCCAGTGTTCCTGACCCTGCATATAATCCTGTAGTTGTTGCTGTGCTAAAAGATACACTGGGTGCTGAAACATTTCCAGCAGCAAATTGCAATGGTGTTGAATAACTTACTGAGCTTTGAAAGGTTACTGGGCCAGTAAAGGTAGCGCCGCCAGTTGTTACAACTGTAGCACCAGACACCCCCGCACTTGTTTTATTCCAAGCGCCCGTTGTGCTATTATAGGTGTAACTTACACCGTTAACTGTTGCAACTGCTCCGTTTGCTGGTCCTGATGGAAATGCCATTATATTCTTCCCACTACTACTTCAATTAGTTTAGTTTCATCACTATTTATTTTCTCTAGACTCTTGCCTATTACACATCCTGGCTCATACAGTGCCTTAACGAGTTTCTGTGCAACGCCTGCATACTCACTGGCTGCTAATAAGTCACCTTTATCAACTGGGCCTTTAACCATGCAGGGAACACGCCCTGTCAATGCAATGGGATAACCAGGTGAGGCGCTATTCATCAAGTAAGCTGGCTGTGTTGAAACAACGCCTGCCACTCTAGTATCATGTGATTGATTAGCAATGGTAATTTCTTTAAAGCCACCAAATATAACAACATCACCGGGTGTTAGCTCACAATCAGCTTCATAATTTTCTGCCAAGTCAGCGTATTTTGCAGTTGTTGATGTACCGCTAAAAGTCACTGCATAAACTGTAGCCCAGTTAGCAGTTGTTGTTCCCAAATTATAAGTGTTATTGGCATATGGCGTAAGTGAACTGTTAACATTGCCTGACACCGTTAAATTACCAGTTACCGCTAGGTTACCCATGGAACTTGGGGTACTTACAATATCCAACCAAAAACTACTTGTGCCATCGTTTGCTCTAATATATAGAATATCATTTGAAGTATTATACCACTCGTCACCATTTTTAGGACTAGATGGTGCAGTACTGCTTGCTGTATAAACTGTACCAGTACTTGACCAAGCTGTACCGTTTGCCCAGTAAACACCGTTCGTTACATATAGACCAGTTGCTGCTGTATTAGCAAGTCCAGTCTGCCCACTAGATGTTAAGGTAGTAAACGCACCTGTGTTAGCAGTATTTGCACCAATTGCCCCAGTCATATACCCTGTTATTTGACCACCATATAATGTAGTATAACTGTTGGCTGATGATGCTCCACTAATAGTAATACTTGTAAACACTCCGGTGTTAGCAACATTAGCACCAATTGGCCCGGTATGATAGCCTGAAACTTGTCCACCATATAATGTAGTATAGCTGTTAGCGGTTGAAGCGCCAGTTAATGTTATACTAGAAGCAGTTACGCTAGTAAATGCACCAGTGTTAGCAACATTAGCACCAATTGCTCCAGTGTGATATCCAAATATTTGCCCACCACTGTAAATGTTACCTACAATGCCTGCGCCACCTGAAACACGCAATGCACCTGTTACCGTACTAGTTGATGCTGTGGAGTTAGATGCAACAAATTCACCAGTTCTAATAGTACCCAATGTTCCACTAGTGAATACGTTTGATGAATTTTCAGTACCAGTTGTGTAATATACTAGATAACCAGTATCATTTGCACGACCTAGGAATGATAGATTATCACCGCCTGCTAATGCTGTATCAAAATAATGTAACTTAAATCCAATATCTCTACCATCATTTACAGTCCAAGCAGCTAAGTTTGGATATGTATGTAAGTTGATAACACTGTCATTAACTGTTAAGTCAGTTGATCCAATAGTTGTGCTATTTCCCTGAACTGCTAAGTTACCAACAACAGTTAAGCTACCACCAATAAATGTATTCTTACCTACGCCTAATCCACCGGTAATAACTAATGCACCACCACTTATTGATGCAGAATCAGTTGCATTAGTTATAGTAGTTAATCCGCTTGAAGTTAATGTGGTGAAGGCACCAGTATTTGCTGTGGTATTGCCTATAGTCCCATTCATTGCACCATTGACAGATCCATTATACCCTGTAGTAGCAGTTAATGTTGTAAACACCCCGCTGTTAGCAGTGGTTGCACCAACTGTGCCATTAAATGGACCACTTAACGCTCCTTGTACACCGCCGGAACCATATATAATTCCAGTTGCAGCAATGGTACTTGAAGTGGTTAATGTCGTAAATGCACCAGTATTTGCCGTAGTTGCACCAATGGTTCCATTCATTGCACCATTGACAGAACCATTATACCCCGTAGTGGCTGTGAGTGTTGTGAATACACCTGAGTTAGCAGTAGTTGCACCAACTGTTCCATTAAATGGTCCATTGACTGCACCATTATAACCTGTAGTAGCTGTGAGTGTTGTGAATACACCTGTGTTTGCGGTATTAGCGCCAATTGCACCAGTGTGATAACCTATAAGTTGCCCGCCATTTGATGTTGTAATACTATCAGACAGTACAGTGTTTGCCACTATAGCACCACTTACTCCCATGCCACCAACTACAACCAAAGCACCTGTTGTTGTAGTTGTTGAAGCTACTCCACTATTAGCAACAATATTGCCATTAAAAATTTCAGGTCCGCCACCGGTACTTGTAATAGTACCAGTAGTAGTTAAACTACCAGTTGCTGCATCAATGACCAATGGCCCAACTGTAAGGCCGTTCTGTACTATAAAATTACTATTTGCCATAGTTCCATATTCCCTTGTGGCGTTTTATACTGCGTTATAAATTTGCTGTACACTTGCGTAGCTAGTTGCACTTGTGCAATTTGCCTGTAAGAGTACGTTTGATCCTGACACTACTGCTCCGTATGTAACAAAGCTACTTCCACTTGTACTTACAATTCCGTAAGTTGCTGCTGTGGCTGTAGTTCCATTATGTACAACCAACACTTCTGCTGTTTGATATTTTGCTCCTGCAAAGTCACTTATAGTCACAACATATTTTGCACTACGGAACTTTGTTTTACTGAATGTATCAACAGTGGTAAGTGTATTTTGTGTTAAACTTGTATTGGAATTAAATGATGTTATACCACCACTGAAATATGTGCTGGTATTTGCAACCCATACATTGCTACCTCGAACTGTTGCATAAATTGATGGTTGAGAGTTAGCTACAGTGACTTCTGTTGTGCCGTCGGCTACTGAAGTTACTGACACAGTAGTAACAATAGTTCTGATATCAATATACGCAGATCCAGCAGGTGGTGATGTAAATGTTAATATTTTACCTGACACACTGTATGCAACACTTGGAAGTTGTACCAAGCCGTTAACTGAAACAATTACACCACTAGTTGTAGTACTTTGACTTAAAGTAAAGTTAGTCTGGGATCCATTACCAACAAACTCATCGGCTGTTATAGTTGTGAATACTGCACCACCTGAATTCCAATTTGCGCCGTCCCAATATTCCATAAAGTTAGTACTGCTATTAAAACGCAACATACCTTTTTGTTCTTGGCCAACAGGCGGGCGAGCGCCAGTTAAACCAACTGGAATCATCATTGAATCATTTGCATTTATTTGGAAAGATGTATAATTTGGAATTAAATCAGGTGAAATTTTAACACCAACTTGTCCAGTTGCACCATTGGTTACCAGTAGATTATTATAACCATTGCCATTGACAATTAAGTTAGCAACAAGCCCATTGCCATTTATAACCAAGTTACCATTTGCAGCAGGATTGATACTAATATTAGAATTTGCATATGCATTGACAACATTAGTTCTGCTGACTGGACTATTAACACTTGAAGTTCCGTTTACATTGGGAGAAATAATATTTCCTGCAAATGTACCAGTTGATCCTGAATAGATATTTCCACCAATGTTGGCAGATTTAGCAACAGCAATACCACCTGTTGCTATAACACTACCATAGGTTGAACTAGATGCATCAGTGGAATTTGCAAAGTATACTCCACTGTTAATAGTTGCAACACCAGTTGGATTACCTATGTTTAATGAGCTTGCAGCGCCTGCAAAATTTAAAGTTGTTGCAAACGTATTAAACAAATCCTGTGTTAACTGAGAGCCAACAACAACTGGATTATTAAGTGTTAATGTTCCAGCTGTATTACCCAATGATATCACTGAGGCATTTGCAAATGCACTAATAGTTGATGGGGTATTGAACAGGCTTGCATTTGCAGTACTGGCAATTATATTACCATTACCAAATAAGTTTATGCCGTTACCAACATTTAATGTTCCGGTTATTGCAGCGCCACCATTGGAAATAAATGCACCAGTTGTTAACCCTGCAGAAGCAGTTGAACGCATCGCATATAATGTACCAGTTGATGAAATAGTTACAGCAGGCGGTCCTGTTTGTATTTGGCCAATTGCAGTGACATATAAAGATACGTTAGCACCTTGAGCGGTATCAGTAAAGTTTTCAGCAGCAATAATACGCATACCAGGTGAAGCATACGCATTTGCATAGGAAAATCCAGTGTCTGCATATCCGCGACCACTGAACGTTACCAAATCATCACCTGTTTGCACAGCGGTTGGAGCACTAGGTGTACCTCGAGCCGCACGTCCCACAAACCCACCGTTAAACCCTTGCCCAAATGAATCAATGTTTATTAAAGTTGCTCTATTAGGAGCACCTGATATATGAACACTGGCGTTTGATACCAATGGGGTAGCTGCATTGTGATTAATAGTTAAAATACTATCTGCAGAGTCTTGAACATTCCCAAGACCTAAAAGTAAATTACCTTGAATGTTATGTAAACTTGTATCATATGTTCCAATATTTAAATTACCACTTGCACCAATGCCACCATTAACCACAACAGCACCTGTTGTGATACTTGTAGATGATGTTCCACTGTTAGCAAATATATTACCACTTGCAATAACAGTTGTGAATGCAGCAGTATTTGCAACATTAGCGCCAATTGGACCAGTGAGATAACCTTTTAACTGCCCACCACTTACAGTCGTTACTGTTGTGAATACACCGGTGTTGGGGGTTGCAGCACCAATTGTACCATTGAATGGACCATCTAATGGGCCCTGGACACCATTAACTGCATAAATGGTGCCTGTTGAGTTAATTGTACTTGATGTTGTTATAGTAGTGAAAGCACCTGTGCTAGTTGTTGTTGCACCAACAGTTCCGTTAAATGCACCATTTATAATACCACCAACATTTAAATTACCAACGACGCCAGCGCCGCCGGCTACTGTTAATGCACCTGTTGTTGTACTTGTTGATGGTTTATTATTGGCCACAGTAAGTGTACCAAGTTTCAATCCATCATATATTAAATTAGCACTTGAGAAATTTACAGAACCAGCTGCTGGTTCTGTATCAATGTTACTAAAAAGATACCATACATTGTCATTATGATTACGAATAAATCCACTGTGACCGTAAACATTAGCAGCACCAGTAAACATATGACTATAAAAGCCAATGTCATAATTATAATTTTGCGGATTGCTTGCATTCAAGTATATTAATGGATCATTAATTCCTAAAATTGTACTGACTTGTGAAATAATATTACCGTAGATATTTCCACCAACCCACAAGTCCTTTTGAATACTTGCACCACCATTGGTTATTTGTAAAGCACCCGATGACATACTTGTAGCATTAGTGTCATCATTAATGGTAAGAGTAGTAAATGTACCAACATTAGGCGTTGAGGCACCAACTGTCCCATTATGCGCACCGCTGGTATTGCCTTGATATCCAGTTGTTGCTGTTAATGTAGTAAATGCACCTGTATTAGCAGTAGTTGCACCTACAGTTCCGTTATGTGCGCCACTTGTTGACCCACTGTATCCTGATGACGCTGTTAGTGTTGTGAATACACCTGTGTTTGCTGTGTTAGCACCAATTGGTCCATTAAAATATGCAATGACATTACCAGCAACATGAAGTGCTGCCTGTGCGTCATCATTTAAATTAATACCAAGTCCTCTAGTAGTCCATGATCCATATTGCGCACCAGACCAACCCCAAGTAAATTTACCACCGGTCTGTATCGCAAATCCCATATTACCAGAAGGAGTTAAATTTCTAATTACTGTTACGGATCCAGTCTGATAAATGTCAGCATTGCCATCATTTGCTGATCGCAGTAGTAGGCCAGCATTATATCCACTAGTTGGGTGATATATTTTTAAGTAATCAGTTGTACTATCACGTAGGTTAACATCAAGTTTAAATTCTGGACTACTTGTTCCAATACCAACATTACCAGCAGAAGTAGACAAGTAAGTATTGTTTGTTGAAGTTAGCGTTGTAAAGGTACCAGCAGATGCTGTGCCGTTACCAATAATACCATTTATACCACCACTTACATATACATTTCCAGTAACACCTAGTCCACCGGCAACAGTAAGAGCACCAGTGGAACTAGCAGTACTAGTAGTAGTTGATGTAATCCTAGTATTACCTGAAGAATTATAAAGAAGTATTGATCCAGATTCAGTTGCGTTAATTAATCTTAGATCAGCAGTGGCGCCAGTTTTTATACCAATATAGGATGACGTTGCTTGTATAAGGCCGAAACTATTACCCAAGGTTACAATGTCACCAGTGACACCAGTTGCCAATGATAATGCACCTGTTGTTGATAGCGTAGTAAACGCACCTGTATTAGCAGTAGTTGCACCAAGTGTGCCATTCATTGCACCATTTACTGCACCTTGATAACCAGTTGTGGCAGTTAATGTTGTGAATACACCAGTGTTAGCAGTAGTAGCACCAACAGTTCCATTGAATGGACCATTAATAGGACCATTATGTGTGCCAGTTATAGTAGCACCTGTGTTACCAATATTAAGTGCATTAATTGTTGCGGCTGTTAATGTGCCGGCAAAGTTAGCAGTACCAGTTGCATTGAGTGTAGTAACTACAGCAGAATTAGGAGTATTTGCTCCAATGACTGTATTATCTAAATACCCATTTGTTATTCTTGCATTACCGCTTATTAAGTTAGTAATTGTACTTGTAGTTGATGTTATATTATTAAACAATCCACCATAGGCATGAACATTAGCATAACCTGCATTGGGAACAGTACCATAATAACTTTCTGCTGTTGTTGCACTTGTGTATATGAAAGCAAATTCTTTATTGCTTTCGTTCCACACCAATGCAGTATTTGTTTGATTTCCTCGACCCAGTATTAATCCAACATCATATGTGTTGGAACCACTGAAGTTTCTATTTAGAATAATTGTGGGGTCAGAACTTACAACACTTATAGTATCTAAACTTGATGTGTTTCCATAGACAAATAGATTGCTTACAGTTAAGTTGCCAGTGTATGTAATGGCGGGCGCAAAAAGTCCACCTGTTATAGAACCAGGTACAATTTTAGCTGATGCATTGATATCACTATTGTAGACCTGGTTATTTCGAATTCTTGTAAGTGCAGCCATTAACACACTACCCCAATTTTATCATAGTATTTATTTGGGTTTTGTGTATTCCAATTACTTACTTTGATTTCAAAATTTCAATTTCAGATTTCAACTCTTTAATTGCTTCAATCAATAATGGGATAATTCTCTCATACTTGACTGTCAAATATTCTGCATCAACAGGAGCTGGTCCGACAACTTCTGGAAGAACACTTTGTATTTCCTGCGCTGAAACACCAACTTCTCGTTTAGTTGCATATCCCAAATCATTTGCCAATGCATTTGCTTCATAGTAGAAACCGTTTAACTGTCCTACCTTATCCAATGCATTTTCAATATTACCAATACGAGTCTTTAATCTGTCGTCTGAATAGTATGCTGTGATGTCACCGGTAAACAAACCGCCGCCTGACACATAGAAATTAGCACCATCATATGTTAAGCCTGCGCCACTTGTTATAGTACCACCACCACCAAAATATGCAATTCTAGTATTTGTTCCAGTAATGAGTGAATTGTCAACAGTGCCCCAAGTCAGTACACCAGATCCATTGGTCTTTAAGAACTGTCCATTGCTACCACCAGTTAGTGTCAGGTTTGACTGTGCGCCAAGATTTGTTGCACCAGAAACAGTTAATGCTGACAATGTACCAACACTAGTGATATAAGGTTGAGCATTAGTAGTTAATGTTCCGCCTACAGTAGTAGCACTCATTACACCAGCTACTGTTAATCCAGTTAATGTGCCAACACTTGTAATATTTGGCTGTGCAACTGTCTGTAATGTACCAGTTAACAATGTTCCAACATTACCAATAGTTGCACCAGTAATGCTTGAATTGGAAACAATAGTTGCAGCTCTTACCTGTCCAACGAAGTTATTATTAGATCCACCGGTATTAATATTTCCGCCGATGCTAGTACCACCATTTGGAACTCTTAGAGCACCAGTAGTTGTTCCTGTACTTGCTTCTGTTGCAGTTACGATAAAGTTAAGTGCGGAATTAGAAAAATTCAAGTTACCAGTAACAGTAAGATCGTAGTTTGCTACCAAGTTACCATTGGGATATATGTCAACTGCATCTAATGTTGCACCTGCGCCTGACTTTACTCTGAAGTTCATGACACCGCCAGATGTCTGACTGCTTACAACACTGTTTGCACCAATAATTGACAAGTTTAAATTATTTGCAGTCCCAACATTCAAGCCAGCATTATTAAGAACATTTAAGTTACCAGTTAAGCTAGTAGTAGTAACGTCATTACGCATGAACTGACTTGCAGCAATACCTGTTAATGTAGCACTATCATTAGCCTGTCCATAAAATTTAGCATTGGATAGGAAGCTTGTATTTGCAATGTTCAATCCAGGATAAACTGTTTGAAATCCAGGAATTGGAGTCTTGGGCACAAACGCTGCACTTGCTGACAAGATAGCATATTTGTAATTGCCAATAGTCATACTTAGAACAGCTCTACCAGTGTCTCCAGAATCAATAATTGTTTCAGACGCTACACCTGCTGCTCCGCCAATTGGACCAATAAGCTTGTAGGTAGCTCCATCAAATCCATATAGCTGTCCACCGCCACTAGCAGTATTCCACCACAAATCACCAATATTACTAGTTGCTGAATCAGGCGCAGTAGCACTTGTTGTAGTTGAGCCAACATTCTTCCAAATAGTACCAGTCCAAATCTGAAGTATATTACTTGTTGTGTTCCACCATAGTTCACCAATTACGGGTGCAGTAGGAGGAGTACCCCATGCACTATTTTCCAATAAAGTTAGAAAATTTTGTCCAAGTATTGACCCATAGTTGGGGTAGTTCTTACCCACCAGGATAACTGAAGTTTGTGTATTGATCTGCCCGTCAGGGATTACAATTGGATTCTGTCCATTTGCGTGGGTAATAGTATATGCCATCTCTCAAAAGCTCCTACACTTTATTTAGCGGTTTACGCTGTATGATTATTTTGTATAATCAGTTGTTATTTGTTATCCAGCAAGGGATCCTCTAGTTCCAGTTGCTAACCAGGTAATTAAACTGCTGCCTTGAACTGCAACACCGGCACTACCGGCGCCGCCACCACCCCATCCAAATACCCCTGACGGTGCGTCAACGTCGCCACCATCATAGCCTTGATAGCCGCCGCCGCCTGATGACCCAGGAGCACCGCCAGCTCCACCATTTCCCCAGGGATCAGCACGATAAAATGAGCCGCTATAAGCTGACCCAGCAGCACCCCCACCGCCACCTCCGGTCAATGAAGCAGTGCTGCCAGCTGACCCCGTAGTACGATAACCACTTATACCGCTACCGCCCGTGCCATTAGGAGCGCCGCCGCCTCCACCACCAGCGCCATATGCACGGTTTGACAATGTTATTTCTACACCCATGCCGCCTGAGCCACCACCGCCACCACCGCCATAAATGGTGCCATTGTTCCTTAAGGATAGGGCATAGTTAGTAAAAAATGCAGGACCGCCGTTGCCGCCAGTGCTGCCAGTACCAGTAGTCGAATTACCACCAGCACCACCACGTCCATATATAAAACCATTGTTTGTAATACTAATCACAGATCCTGAAGGTATACTGGATACATTAAATCCGTAAGTTCCAGTGGAAGTTGAATAAACATAAACGCTACTGTTAATAGTTACAGTTGCATTGACTTTAAGTGTGCCGTTCCATCCAGCGGCAACCATGTCATCATATAAGTTATAATTTGTTGTATTAGCTGATATAGTTTTATTAAAGGTAAATGTATTTGCTTTTGAATGCCCTGTATTAAGATCCACGGTGCCTGATGCTTGTCCAAACAAAGTTCTAACAATTGCATCGTTCATAGAAATAGTTGTTGTTCCTGTGCTCCCCAACTCAACATTAATATCATACATACTGATTGCACCCGAGGCAGGTAATGTCATATTACTTTCCTTCTAGGCGTTCAACTTTAGCCGTAAGTTCTTTAATTGCTTCAATTAATAATGGTATTAATCTATCATAATGAACAGTTAGATACTTGTCATCAATTGGCGCAGGTACTACAGCACTGGGCAATACACGCTGTACCTCCTGAGCTGACACACCCACTTCATCTTTAACTTCATAACCCAGTGATTGTGCTATATCATTTGGTTGGTAATTAAAACCGTTAAGAGATACAAGCTTTTCCAAGGCATTTTCTATATTACCAAGTTTTGTTTTAAGTCTATCATCAGAATAGTACGCAGTTACGTTGTTAGTAGCACGTATTTCACCTGTTGTGCCACTGCCTGCGGTACCAACGCCAATTGAGTTAAACTGAGAATTTTGTGAAGTACTGGTAAAAGTAGTAGCAGAAGCTGCATTACCAGTTGTATTTTGATTAAGTGTTGGCACATCAGATGCTTGAATAGCAGCCATAACAACATTAGTTCCATTACCTCTCAAGTAATAACCAAGTGTTGTTGCGCCTGCAAAAGCATTTATTGCTGCTTGCGCAGTTGTAACTCCAGTGCCGCCGTAGCCGACACCAATCGTGGAACCATTCCATGTGCCAGCAGAAATAGTACTGAATGCTGCTGTGTTTGCGGTAGTCGCACCTATTGTACCATTAAATGCTCCGCTTGTATTACCTTGATAACCAGTGGTCGCCGTAAGTGTTGTGAATACTCCACTATTAGCAGTTGTTGCGCCAATAGTTCCATTATGTGCTCCGCTTGTATTACCTTGATAACCACTTGTAGCAGTCAGTGTATTAAATGTTCCAGCAGCAGAAGAATTTCCAATTGTGTTTGCAGTTAAGGTAGCGGCTGTTAGCGTACCCGCAATAGTTCCACTTGTTCCAGTTAATACCGTTGATGCATTACCAATAGCAGTTGCAAGTAGAGAGGCTGCTGTTAATGTACCAGCAATTGTGCCACTTGCACCAATTAACGCCGCTGTTGCGTTACCAATAGTAGCCGCTGTTATGGTTCCCGAAATTGCTAAAGAATTTCCAGTTATGGCAGCTGTTGAGTTACCAATAGTAGTTGCAGACAAAGTAGCTGCTGTCACGGTACCAGCAAAATTGGCAGTTCCAGTGGCAGTTAATGTTGTAAATGCAGCACTATTAGCAGTGTTGGCACCTATCGCTCCGGTATGGTATCCTGTAATCTGTCCAGCACTTGTTGTTATTATGGAAGTTGCAACTACTGTATTTGGTTGAGCTCCACCCAAAGCACCATTCAATGCTCCTGTTGCACCTGCTGATGTTCCAGAAATTGTCACACCAGTAATTGTACTATTAGCTGACCAAAGTTGAATAGCTCCAATGGTCATTGATGTAGATGCAGATACTGTAGTAAATGCACCAGTGTTTGCAGCATTTGCACCTATTGGTCCATTAAGATAGCCTGAAATTTGTCCACCGCTGCGTGTAATCAGTGAAGTAAACACGCCACTATTTGCTACACTGCCACCAATAGCAGGAGCAGTACTTAAATCCAGTGCACCTGACAATGCAATAGTTCCAGAATTAGTAATTGTACCACCACTTAAACTTAACCCACTGACTGGAGTTGCACTTGCTATAATACTCTGTACAGTACCGTATCCCGCATAGGGCGATCCATTTGGCCAAGTAATGCCGTTTGT